AGTCTGCATTTGTTCCTTAGTAGGAAGAAACGCATCAAGAAAGTTAGGCTTAGTCACATCCTCAGCGACTGTTTTGCCTGCTTTAAGTCCTATCAAGGTCTCTGCTTTTTTAGATGCTTCACCGCCGTACTTAGCGGCCTCAAACCTTAGCGCAGCTTCCTCGCCTTCTCTGAGCTTTCTAATCTGAGCGTCTAAACTTTCTATGTAGGCTTTGGCACGATCCGCTTCTGATTTGGCAGCTTTTTCCGATTCTTTCTCTGCTTTTTTTAGGCTATCTGTTTTTGCATCTGCCGCTTCTTGATATGCCGTAATGACTCTAAGAAGCTGCTCTCTTAACTTCATCCCTTCTTTTGTGGCTTCACCGCTTGCATTCTTTAGCCCAATAACAGCGTCACGAAGCTCCTCAAACGTTGCCTGACCTTGCTCAAACTTTCGTAGGGTAGAGAACAGTCTGGTGGCTTCTTGCTCTGAAATGCCCAGATCTTTTGCTAGCTTCTCAACTGGAGAATCCCTAAACAAATTAAAGATCTCGGGCAGCGCCAACTTCCACATCGGCGCGTATTCGTTTTGTACTGCTTTAGCAAATTCCTTGATCTCGTTTGTTAGCTTTAACTTTGAGATCTGCAACAGCTGGTCATAAAGCTCCATAAGAGCAGGGCCAGCTTCTTTGTGGTAACTCTCGGCTATTTCACTTAGCGATAAAGCGGCTTTGTTATTGGCCTCAATAAACTGAGTCGCCGCATCCGTCGCACCTTTTGTAGCATCGTCTAAGCCCTTAATGTCGCCTATGAGTTTTGTGATGCCAGCAGTAACAAGCGGAATCCCAACAGCCGCAAGAGCGCCCAACACCACACCCATCGTGCCGAATCCACTAAGCAATTGCGGTAACTGTTGGGTAAGGGCTTGTGCAGCAGAAGTTCCAGCGGCAACCTGCGTAGAGAAATCCTGAACCTGATAACCGATGTTCCTCAGGTTGTATTGAAAGTTCTTTTTGGCATTCGCCGCGTCATTGAGAGCGGAGGAGTAATTTTTGGTTTGAGCGCTTGTAGACTCAAACGTACCGGCAAGCTCTTGAGCTTTCTTTTTGGCCTCGTCGGCACCCTTTTTGAACTCTGCGCTGTCTAGCGCTAGGCCGACCTGAAGGCCAGCAATCATCTTACCTGCCACGCTTCCCTCCTAGTATTTCAAGATACTCCGCCTTAAATCCGGGCAGCGAAGTAAAAGCCACAAAGTCGCGCTCTTGTCTTGTCATTTCTTTTGGAGGTACAAAATACGCCTCCATATGAGGGAAGAACTCTTGCGGTTTCATCGTCTTACTGCCTTTGGCCCACGATGACGCAAAGTTATAAACAACCGACATCAGATGAGACGAAAGTATTAGATTGTGTCTAGCACCAATCATCCCATCTCGATACATCAATTCTAACGCTCGAATGGTCGCTACATCAAGGCTATCAAAGACTTCAGGACTTTGACCGTTGAATATGGCCGCCGCCCTGATTTGCAGATATAGCGACCCCGTTAGTTTTTTTTCGTTTCCTCGTAGTCCGGGTTAACCACAGACTCAATAGATTTCACGAGTTCTTTGATCTCGACCTCGGACAATGTATCGGAGATGTCCTCGTAAGAAAGCGCAAACAAATCGTCGCCTTCTTTGAATCCAACCAGTGAGATCATTGCGATCTCGCGCATCTTCATAATTGATTTGTAACGCGCTGCATTCTTCATGCTAGAGCCGTTAACGACAACATCGTCATCTTTGACTTCAATGCCATCGTCTGTAGGCGAAGCGAACTCCCACAGCGACTTGATGAGGTCCTGATATTCGGCCTCTATAAGTTCTGGCGTTGGCTTGCGGAGCTTGTCCATCAGGTTTTTCATCTCGTTACGAGTTGGTACATAAACCTGAAGCTCTTGATTTGCAAAGTTGATTGTCTTGTATTTTTGACGCTGGAATGCGCCTAGTCTTTCTTGTAGTTTCATTTTCGTTTTGCCCTGTGTTTATTTGCCCAGTTATTTAAGTGTGTGCCTAAGTCCGATCTTAAGATCTCCAGCATATTAGGTATAGCTGATTGGAAACCTCGTTTTATAAACGGTCTAGCAGGCTGCTGTGCTGTGCCGTACTCTAAGGCTTCTGTGGCAGGCCTGTAGTCGCCCTTCTCATCGTAATACTTGACACCAACATCCACATAGCCAAAAGCTAGCGTATTCTCGTTAAGATACTTCCTCTTCTTGTCTTTACCAGAAGCTACTTTTGCGCCTACTCTGACGGTTGTCTTTAACCTACCGGTGTCCATAGGAGCACTTGCTTTTATGACATCCTTAGCAGGTACAACGGCTTTCCTAAGTGCAGGCACCAATGATCTTTTTGCAGCAGTCGAGCCAAACTCTTGCTGTAGCTCAAGCAGCACATTCTCAAACTCTTTAAGACCCTTGACCTCAAACTCCATTGGTCACAATCCGCTTAAAGATGTGATCGTTGAGCTTTAGGACGTAGTCAACAACTTCATCAGGTGTCATGCAGTCAGCATGATTAGCTGCGATCTGATGACATAGAGCAATGTTGATGAGGCGCTGTTGCGGGTACCCAAACCAGTTCTTAGCACCGGTTTGGGCCTGCGTGATGAGATAACTCAGCAAATCGTCGCTTGCTCTCTGCATTACTTTGGCTTTCTGTAAGGAGGAAGCCACCGCTTATAAGGCGGATTAAGGCGTGTATGACCAGCCATATTGATTGCCTCTCGGATGAATGGTGAATGTAACTTGCGTTTCAGCGCCCGGAGCTGGATCAGTTGTCCACTGACTTACGCGGCCGTTGAAAGCGTAGTAAACGCTGTTTGTGCCGTCAGTGGCTTTGATGATGAAGGTGCGATCAATCGTGCCGTTGTAGGCATCATCGCGCAACAAACCAATGACTGTATTTGCAGGATTCCACGCCGCCACGCAAGTCATGCTTGTAGGTGCAGACTGAACGGGAATCTTGTCTGACTGACGCGAGCCAGCAACCGAGAAGTTAGCAACCGCATCGTCTTGTCCAAAAGCGGGGATCGCTTCTACGGGAACAAGGTTGCCAGAGACGGCTAACGCAGAAATTGTTGCGTAGTCATCAAGATTGTCAGGGGTTATAGGGGTTGGAGTTGCAGTCGGTTGGCAATAGAGCGAGGCGCTAAAGCCGGGTAAAACTTTATTAGGAAGAGCCATTTTTCACCTCACGCAGGGATGTCTAAAGTGCAATCAAGAAATATTTGATGTAATTTGCTATCGTTATCGTATGTGTTGAAGAGCCAGTCAACATCGACCTTCGACACAAAAAAGAGACCACCAAAAGTGCCTTGATACCCGTGTAAGGCATCCACAATCTGCTGCGCCTTACTGAAACAATTTGCCATCAACTGAGCAAACACCGTAATCTGACAAACCGGTCTGTCTATACCCTTAACCGACTGTGGCCCTGTGTAAACCGGCTGATGAACATCTCTAAGCTGCCACGTTACAAAGGTCGGTTCGCTTGCAAAGTTACGGTTAAACACTGCATAAACCGGAGTCGGCGTACAAACCGTGACCAGTTGGGCTTGTATCGCTTGAGCATAAACAACCGCGCTATTTTGCCCCATCTTAGACTGCCACGCTAGGTTCGTTTCGATAACACATCAGCGAGACCCACTGTCTGTCATCATGCTCAAAGACCTCTGCGATTCGCCAGCTGTTACCTCGGAATGTAATCGAGTAATCTTCCTGATTATCCGAGATCGTTCTCATGTTGGGCGTGTAGTTCACGATGAAGTCCATCATGTTGTCGTACTGCCTGAACTTTTCTAACGTGCGAATCCGATTGTGAACCGACTTAGTTTTTGCTCGCGTCTTGAACCACAGCGTCTCTACCGTCGTTTGTTCACCCAAATTAGTGACCGTAAACGACAGATTGTTGATACTTATCTCATCGACGCGTAAGACCATTACATCACCAACGGCTTGTAGGGTCTAAGAAGCTGATCGACTGCCCACGGAATCTGCTTTATAGGCTCGGCGGACATTGCAGAGCGATGATTGTAGAAATGCGTCAACAACATAAGCCCCGCTTGCTTTACGACAGGATACTGCCCGATTACAGAGCCCTGTAAGGTGTACTGACAAAGCATCGGCGCAGTCATGTAGGTGTTGATGTTGTTGGGAACCTCAAAGAGAACGACTTTGTTCCCAGTGGGGTCGTAGTAGTAGTTTGAGCTTGTAATCGTCGTGAGTGTCGGCGGATTTAAGTCGGTGTAATACTTCACCCAATTGATTGTCACGCCATTCTGCGAGACCTCAGGTAGATCAAGACTTACAGGTGCAGCCATAAGCCCTGAGATCATGTAGGAAGCCTGATAAGTCACATTAAAGATCGGGGTGCCTAAGTAGTCCTCAATCGCCATCCGTGTAGCGAGTTCTAACTGACTTAGGTAATCGTCCTGCGATTCATCCTGAAATAAATTCAACTGGTTGGTGATTTCCTCAAACGTCAGCCATTGAGTCACCGGATCACGGGTGCTCTGAATGACCTTCGAGTAGTTGAACGGGTTACGAGAACCCGCTCCGAAGTTACCTTGCAGTTGGCTAGGCATGATTAAGCCCCAATGAGCCGAACGCCAGCAGTTACATCACGAACGGTCGAGACCATCCGCTTCTCAGCATATATCGTAATCGTTCCCGGCTGGGTCTGCTCCATCCTCTGAAGCGTCATCTCCGAGTGATCGACAATCCACATAAACCGAGGCCAGTTCGCAAGATAGATTGGAGAAGCACCGATCGCTGGAGCATCCAAATAAGGATTCGCAATCACCGGCCAGCCCATAATGTTTATAGCAGGACCTTCGTCCTTCTCGCCTGTCTCGACAAGTGCGTAAGAGTTACCAGAGTGAGTATATTCCCTCAGCGTTGCAATAGCTGTCGGGTGCATCATCCACGCGGTTCCGGGCATTCTCCAGAACTGACCGGGAAGGGCGTTAGCAACGTCTACAAGGCTTTCCCACTCAATACCACCTGAGTGCGTATAACCCACGGTATTAAGGGTGTGTATGCCTGCTGTAATGGCCGTTCCTGACGTTCCGTAAGCAGCGGATGATCCAGCAGTGCCTGCGTACATCTTTAAGCCTCTAAGGCCGTTTGTAGCGCCTGTGGAGGTCGTTGTAGAGCCTGCCTGATCGTTATTGATTGCCATCGACGCGGCTTCGATCTGGCTAAATTCCATTGCGAGATCTTCGACAAGCGCAGCGTCTAATCCGTTAATGTCATCCATCGCCGCAGCCCTGATTGGCATCTGAGCGGAAATAACACGCATCGGAAGCTGCCAAATACTGGTGGCGATATTGGGTGAGCCTGAGTTGGCGTTAACCGTGTAGCCCCACGGGTTTGTGGAGTTAGCAGCGTTACCTGTTTTGACAACAAACTGAATGTCCGAGTCTGCCGTCATTGTCTGATTTGCATAAACCCGAAATGGGTTCCAGTAACGAAGCGATGCAAACACATCCTCGTTATAAACGCGACCACCAACCCCGCTGCCTGAGCCGGTTAGGGCTGAGGCTTCCGCGAGGTTGACAGTGCTTTTGCCCTCGTGGAGAGCCTTTTTCAAGCCTTCCAAAATAACCTGTTTCATAATCTCTCCAAAAGGGAGAGGGCTTTCGCCCTCTTTTATCAAGCAGCCGTACCAGTCGAGCGATAACGCACACCGGCATTAGGATCGCGCACCGAAGTGGCTGCACGAGTCTCGCCATAGAATGTTATAGATCCCGGAACTGTCTGGTCGTATCTCCTGAGAACCATCGAGAGACGCATGACGATGGTGTGGAACTGCTGCCAATCCGCAAAGTACATCGGATAGTAGGACGTAGTCCCTGCTGCGCCGGTGGTGGGCTGGCTAGGATTGTCGACATACTTGTTAACTGCAACCTTGAAGCCGAGCAATTCACCAACAATGCCATCGGTGCGCGAAACACCGTCAACATAGATCGGACGGCCTTGCAGATCGACTAACCCGCGAATGCCTTGAAGCAGAATCGGGTTGATCATGAACGCTGCTGTCGGTGTCCAATACTGCTGTGGCAGGCTGTAAATAAAGTTAACCACATCTTTGTAGTTCACATTATTTGCGGCAACCGTGTTGGCGTTTGTCGTCAACTGGTCGTAGGTAGCAAGCGAGTGCAAACCGTTGGTCGTTGCAGTTCCCGAAGTACCGAAAGCAGCCGTTGAACAAGAGCCACCCGTGTAGGTTGCATTAGCGCCAGCGTACTGATCTAAGCCACGCAGACCATCAGCGCCGCCCGTCGTTACCGAGGTTCCGGTGCCCGACTGATCGTTGTTCTGGATCATCGAGGTTGCCATTGCCTGCTGGAACTCCATCAGCATATCGTCAACAACGTTAGCCTCGAGGCCGTCAATGTCATCAAGTGCTGCGGTACGGATGGGGAACTGAGCGTTCAAGTCCTTAAGGATCACCTGCCAAATGCTTGTGGCTTCAGTCGTAGGTGTGCCGTTATTCTGAACGGTGTAGCCCCACTGAGCACCTGCATTGCCGGTCTTGACGCGGAACTGATAAGCCGAACCGTCAGTTGCGACGATGCGCGACAGATCCATCAAGGGGTTTCCGAGACGCTTTGCGGCGAACACGGGATCGTAAGCGGTACGGCCACCAACGTCGTAACCCGAACCCGTAAGAGCCGAGGCTTCTTTGATGTACGCTTCGCATTGATCGACAGATTCAAAGATCTTGACTTCACGCTCGATGTTGTTACCGGCCTTCATGTACTCCTTGAGAACGTCTTTGAATCGACGATTTGCTTCGCCACGGACGGTCTTGTGAATAGGACGGATGATAGAAGGAGCGGCAACTTTTGCCTCTAATGCGGCAATCTTTGCTTCGGTTTCGGTTTTAAGAGCCTCGACAGCCTCAGCAACTTTTACTTCGACGGCCTGAGCGGTTTCTGCCAATTTGGCAGCGCTAGATGCTTCGATTGCATCCAGTTTTTCAATGACTTTTTCCAACATTTTGAAATCTCCTAACGGGTTGCGATTGCTTTCAGCAGCTCGCGATATTCAAGCGCCTCTAGCAGTTTCACCGCTGCGTCCGAATCACTCGGGTTAGCGGGTTGCTTAACAGATTCAACATCACGTTGTTCAATAATCTGTTTTAGCAATGCGGATGCAGCGGTGGCATCCTTTCTTGAAAGTCCAGCATCACGCAGGGCTTTCTCGATCACTCTCGGATTGGGCTTGTTGTCCATCCAGTATTCAAGTTTGCTGATCTCAGCCTTCGGATTATTAGGCTGCATCACGATAGAAACCTCGGCTAGCCCACCTTTGACGATCTGAAAGAAACCATCGTCCTTACCTGTAGGATCGCCATTCTCATCCACCATTTGATACTCATCTGCGTAAGCACCCACAGAAACGCCGCCAACCATACGCGGGCTTTCCTTCATGATGGTGTACAGATCGGAGCCAGCAGTGGTGTTCAGGAAGATCTTTCCTGTGCCGGTCATGCCTTCTTCGGTAATGTCGAACTTTGACCATTCACCGACAGGCATCATGTCGGAAGAGTGCTGGAAGTACATCGGAAGTGGCCTTCCTTCATCCATCCACATCTCGTGCCACGCCTCGAAAGCCTCTGGCGTATAAAAGAACCGTCGACCGTCTGCGCCTTCTCTTGCGCCCCACGTCGTAAGAGTGGCTTCGATTTCACCCGTAGGTCCTGAAGCCTCGTCGGCTTTACGGCCTAATTCGACCTTAGCCTCGTAGAAAAAGGTGATTTGCTTAGCCATTGATCGGTTCCTTTTTAACCATTCCATCCACTAACTTAGGCTTTGGCTTTCTCTTGTCTGCCGCTGCCTTGAGTTTCTCTAACAGTTCCTTAAGCATTTCCGGCTCTGCCTGTTTTACCCACCACTTTAAGGTTTCCACCACCGCCAGTGTCTTGCGGAGAGCTACCGGGGAGAGCGCTATCGCCACCAGCGGCAAGCAACAGATCATCAGCACCATCGAGAGAGTTAAGTCCCAGATATTCGCGGGCCTCATTCTGCGTAAGAATCCCATTCTTGACTCCTGCAACGACATAGTTCATTTGATCCAGCGGAGCGCCCTTCAGGAAGTCTTGTGTCTGAAACTGAACGTGTAAATTCGGATAGCCTTTTAGCAGCGACAATTTTAACCGCTGCTCAACGTTCGTAATGAACGGCATCATCGTGCTCTTGTAGAACTCATCCAGCATTGTCTGCGTGTTGTTGTACTTCGACTCACCGACTCCGATCATCGCAGGAGGTACACCAAACAATCCGCAGATACGCGTCATCGTTTGTTTCTTAAGCTCTCTAGCATCCACATCCTGCAGCGTGAGAGGCTTGATCGCTTCGTAGGTCATGCCCTGATCCAACAGCATAGACTGCCCCGGCTTGCTCTGATCCGAGGGCTGGCTATTAAGCATGTTGGTCCACGCTTCTTTTAGCCTGCTGGCAATCTCTTTGAACTTTGAATCGGGGATAACTTGCTCAGTACGGAACAAACCAGATGGTTTTGCACCGTTCAACATAATGAAGTTGGAGTAGAGATCAATATCCTGATCTAAGGAAACCAACTCGACAGCTTGCAAGCGGTTAAACGAACTGGAGCCTTGCCACGGCTCAGATTTCGTGTGCATCACCTGAAAGTACTTGAGTGGCTCGTCCTTGTTGAAGCCGTAGGATGAACTTGTAAGCGTGTAGAAGGGATAACGCGTCTCTGAGATCCTCGGCACGATTAGCGTCGAGTCTAAGACGTACATCTCAAGCGGAATCTGCGTCGGTTCCTGTGCGTCTTTCCTCCAGAGTAATACGAAAGTCTCGCCGGCCAGCTCATGCCACATCGTGAACTGATACCAAAACTCGTATTGGCTCTGGAAGTTATTAGGATTCGCAAGAAGGTTAAGAACGCTTGCTGCTCGGCTCTTTTCACGCTCAGGAACGCTAGGGTCTGTCTGTGTGTCTACAAACGTGCCATCAGCCTGTTTAGACATGATTTTGACGGGCAGTTGAGCAAGAGAACGTGCTTTTGCCCCCACACAAGCCATTACAGTCGAGTTTCTAGCAAGTGTCGTTATATCGACAGTTCGACCTGCTTCGTTAACCGCAGAGGTCGTTACGTAAAGTAATTGATTAGAACCGTAGCCCTGCCCCTTGCCACGGAGCATGACGTTGTTGCCTAAAACAGTGTTGCCAAAGAGCGAATTCGACTCTTTTTTGTCTGTTTTACGCTTAAATACGTCGAATAAGCCCATTTTTACCCCTAAAAGACTCTGAATCCGTACGATTCATTAGGCATCGGGTTGTCCAGACTGCAGTGCATCGCAATAATCAAGGCAATTATGCCGTCAACCTTAGCGTGTTTGTCCACACCGGCTTTCTTGACCTTAATGTTTCCTTGAACGTCCGTAAACACTTCGCAATTGCCCAGTTGATGTCCTAGAAATGGGTTGCCATCGTGTTTGATTTTGTGGCCTAGTATGAGTCGCTCAACATGTTTTGACGGGTTAGAAAGCACCGCCATCCCTTGACCGACTTTTTTGACTGGCAGGCCAGCTTCGTATAGTCTTGCCACTATTGCAGCGGCATTATAAGCGTCATATCCGACTTCTTTTACATCGTATTTTTGACTTTGCTTGACAATATACGCCGAAATCTCTCGGTCGTCCATCACATTGCCTTCAGTGATGTGCAAAATCCCCGAATTAATAGCCTGCCGGAAAATATCTTTGTAGTGGGTTGGCAGTAAATCAAACCCATCTTCAGGCAGAAAAAACTTCCATTCTGCTTCGTAATCGTCCTCGGAATATCTCTTAAGCGTACAAACGGCGTTCAAATCTCGCGTCGCCGCTAGGTCAAAACCGATAAATACCGACTCAGGATCTCTGCCTGTAACGCCTACAGACTCATCCCAATGCGTCCTATCGACCCACGCAGTTTCGGCCGAGACATAAACATTAAGTGTCTTACAGAGGAATTCGTTAAGCGCAGCAGGCTTAATCTTCGCTTCTTCGCATCGCGCAACGATCGCATCGTGCGACACCGAGATATTGTGCATCGGGTTGGCTTTTGCCCATACCGTCTCGTCCCTCCAGTCGTCTCCAGCATCCAGCGAGTAAAGAAGTCCAAACCACCGCGGGTTATCGGGTACGTCCTGATGGAGGATGTGCTCCATCACCTGAAAGTCCTCGAAGAACTTTGTATCGCGGGTAAAAGAAGCGGTGGTTATGTATAGCCTAAGAGGATTAAGGCGAGATACCATCCCCGAATGCAATACCTCGATCGCATTCCTGTCTACGATCTGGCTTGCCTCGTCAACGATCGTACAAGAAGGGTTGAGCCCGTCTCCGGTCTTTTTAGTGTCTCTGGAGAGAGCTTTCATCATGCTCTGGCTGTCTTTCGACTTCGTGATCGTAAACTTTCCAGTGACAAACATACTGGACAGCTCTTTAGGCATTGTCTCGATGAAGCCCTTAGAAGTCGTGAACACAATTGAGGCTTGATCTCGATTGGTCGCCAGTGTGTAAACTTCAGCCCCGGCCTCGCCGAATCCCAGCTCGTATAAAGCAATAAGCGCTGTCAGGGTGGACTTTCCTGCCTTCCTCGGGATGTAGACAATAACGTCCTGCACCATCCGCTTTTGCCTGTCCTTCTTACTTCTAAATCCGTAGATAGCGCAGACAATCAAGATCTGGAAAGGCTCTAGCTTGACTGACTGGCCTGCCCACTGTCCCTTAACGTGCTTGCATAGCGCCGTGAACTGTAAGAAGTGATTGACAGGGCCCGGATCAAAAACCCATTCCCAGTCCTTGTTCTCTAAATGATTCAGGAATCGCTGACAGGCTAACCTTACGTTCCTGCAGGCGTTTATATCGCCCTTTGCTACGCGAACTGCGTACTCAATACCATCTTCTAATTTCATGTTCCGAACTTAGGCCCTTTCAGGAAGTCGTTTATTTTCGTGTTGTCGTCGAGCTTATTAGCTGCCAACCTAGACTTTGGTGTCAGCCCTAGCTCAGACATAAGTTTAATGGCATTGTCCATAGCCTTGTTTGCAAGGCTGACGTAAGGATTGGGCGCAAAGGTCTTGCCAGCATTTGTCTCCACAATCAGCGGGTACTTTGCGATCGCAGCTCGAGCCTCTATGTAAAGCTGTAACTGATCAGCAAGCATCATGAGCGTATGCCTGTCCTGATCCGATCCTATCCCGTACACGCTGAACAAATACTCCGCCGTTTCCTTAACAAACTTTTCCCTCGTGAACGACTCAGGGTTGTTCGCCCACTCAGCAAACGGAATCCTCTGCTTGATCTCTTCCGGCAGAAAAACCCCCGGCTTGTTAGCCTTCGTTCCGTGAATCCTATGCACCTCAACTGGAATTTTCGCAACCATAGTTCTCTCCTTTGCGTCTAATGTGCGTCTTTTTGCGTGGCTACGCAAGGGGAATTCCCTATTTTTGGTCGGCCCCCCTTATACATAAGTATTACAGAAAGTCGAG